TAGACCAAGTCCCGGAGGCAGGGGTTGATGTGGTCCATGTCTCAGCGGCAGCGGGACTAAGTGTCCATGTCTCCGCGAAGGGAACGTCATCTTCCCAAAGCTTCCGGCCATTGACGGACAACGCAGCGATAGCGGCAATGGCCGATTGGCCGATGTAAACAATCTGTCCAGCACCAGAAACAGCGGAAGTCCCAGTGATAGACGCGCTGTCAATATACACGACATGGGCATTTGCGGCAACGCTGGACTGGCCGAGGATAGCGGCGCTGTCGAGGTAGATGATGTGCCCGCTGGCGGAAAAGGCGGACGCGCCCACAATGGCGGAAGATCCAAGGTAAATGATCTGGCCTGCCGGGCTGACAGTCGATACAGCATTGCTTTCGGCCATCGCGTCAAGGACGCGGACAGCGTCGGCTTGGACGTTAGACATACCCTGCACAGCCGCCGACGCATCCAGCACCGTGTAAGTCTGGAAGGCATCTATCTGAAAGGCATTTGGCTGGAAGGCAACATCCATAGCCATTATTCGGTTGCTGTCCTTTCAGCGGGGGCAATCACCAGCTTGCCTTCAGCGACAAGCTGCATGATAGCTTGATAGTCGGTATTTTCTGGATCAAGAGGCACAATAACGTCAGCACCGCTTTTTTTCACAGATATACCGCAGTGTTCGCCTGTTAGTGGGTTTGCGATATATTTAGCGTTTTCATATTCCATAATTACAACTCCGCACTAGCCGTGTACGTAAATGACATGTAAGCGTTTGTTGATACACTGGCTGAGATATAATGCACAAAACCACGCGGACCTGAGTACACTGCTGACGTATACGACCCGAATGCATTTGTTGCAGAATATGAAAAACCAAGCGTCGGCGTTATGCGCATTGCTATTGGAAAATGCACGGGGTATGTGCTTGCAAAAGTAGCGTTTGGAGCCGGACATACATGATATTCAGTGGATGGCTGAATTTGATAATAACGCTGAACCTGTTGATGTTGGATTGTCTGGTCAGGCAATTCGAATGGCGTTGCAACCGAACCAAGCTCAAATTGAACACCCGTCAAATCCCAAGTTGCTCCGTTTGTACCAACAATGTTTGTTGCACCAGTTGGTCCATAAAAGTTAGTAGACGTTCCCCATGAACCCGCTGTCCCACGGGATGACGTACCAGCGCCAAGGTCAAAATAGATTTGAAGACCCGTGCCATTGCTTGTCAGGTCCCACGTCCCGCTTGTAGGGCCAGCAATAGTGATTGTCTTATATTCCCATGTGTTTGCAGCATTGATACTGTAGCTGAACACATAGTTTCGATCAGCATTTGCGTTAAATAACGCTCCACCAAACGTCCCCGTAAGAGATGATCGCACCCAAAACGAAAGTGTCATCGTTCTGGCAGTCGATGCACCCCACGCCGTATCGAACATGTTGGCAGCTTCGATCTTCTGGGCAACTACATAAATTGCCGAAGAGCTTGGTGTCGTTGCCGCTGAAGACGTGATCCGAAGATAGGAGGCTAGGTTCGTAGGGCCACCAGACAACTGTCGTTGTAGCGAGAACTTTGAGGCTAGCGTCTGAACGTAAAACCAACGGTCTAATGTATAAGTTTGAGCATTGGCTACGCCACCAGCCCAGACCGTACCACTACCGCGTTGGTCCCACAAAAAATGCCCGTTGATAATCTTGTTGCGGAAGGCAAACGGCGTTGGCATCGCAACCGTGCCAGCCGCAGTCACATTACCATTCGCATCAAGGACGAGATTATTAGAGGCCGATGAACCATGTTTGAGGTTGGTGGCTTGTAAGGTGGACATGGTTATTCAACCCCTTCTTGGGGAACATGAGGATCGTGACCGAAAGGCGGTGGCGGCAAGGTCGGATGGTTCCACGCCTTGATGTAGTCGCCCAACCCGTCACTGTCATTTTGCAAAAAAATAGTGCCTTTATCAGGATCAAAATCCGCATCGGTTAATTGCGGATAATAATTTTTAATTTGCTCAAAAAGCGACATTATGCAGCCCTCGCTAGGAAGCCATTAATCCATACAAGGGTGCTACCTCCTCCACCATATATGGTTGGGGTTGTCCCGTTGTCGTAGGTATAGACTTCTAAGTAATCGGTTGTTCCGTTACAGTAAGCAACGCATGAAAGTATTAATAAAATTTCGTTTGGTGGTGTTGTGACAAAATTACTGCCGCGCTTATAACTGCCGCCGTTTTTATAAAGTAGAATACTTCTGTTAGAAGTTGTTGCACCAGTAGTATAAACATACACACCAGAATTAATCTGATAATACCCCGCAACTGTCGGAGTAAACCGATATGTCGATGTGTCATAGTTTGAATTGGTATCAAACTCTTCAATAGCAAAGGGGACTTTTGTAAAAACCCCGGAGCTTATTGATGTATTGGCAGATGAATATGCACTAAACGCCGGACCATTTCCCGCCACGTTAGTAGCCATCATCGCCTGAGTGATGATGCCCGTGCTTGCGGTCGAAACAACCGTACCAGTGTTATCAGGCAGCGTAAGTGTACGCGCCGATGCGGTTACAGGTTCTTGTAGCGTGATAGAGCCGCCACCGGAACTATTAAGTTTGAGAGACATTAGGCCGCTCCCTTGAGCGCGTTGATTTCAGCCTGTAGTCCTTCGACCTTGGCGTTGAGTTCTTGAATGGCTTTGGTCAACGTGGCGACGAGAAATGATGTATCCACGCCCTGATAACGCGGTTTTCCATCTTCGTCCACGGCATCTTTTTCACCAACCACGCAATCAGGAACTACCGTTTGTAATTCATGCGCGATGAACCCTTGACCTGCCGAACCGTCTAGCTTCCATTTCCATGTTACCGGATTAAGTGCAGAAACAGTGTCCAGCGCATTTTCGATTGGCTGAACATCATTCTTCAACCGATAGTCGGATGAAGTTAAATATGCTGTTGCCGTATTTGAATATGTTATGCCGCCGACATAACCGACGTTATGATAGAGAGCGAAAGCATCATAAGTCCCCGAAGCTGTCTTAAAAATATTTAATCTTCCCGCAGTCCCACTGTCATTAAATATACGAATACCGGGACTGGTAGTTGATGTTGTCCCTACCAATAGTCCGCTAGATAACACACGTAGACGCTCTACCCCGTTAGCGGAAATAGCAACTATATCGGAAGCGGGAAATGTAATACCCGTATTTGTGTCAGTACCTTGGATAGCTGGTGTTGCATCCGAACCATCGACACCAGCAAGCCCAGTTGAGCCATTGATCGTAATAGGCATATTACACCACCGTCCAAACTGAACCTGACGGGACCGTGACCGTCACGCCGGAATTGATTGTGACCGGTCCAAAAGTACCAGCGTTCTTACCCGCTGTGATAGTGTAATTCGCGGTTACCGCTTGGCCGTTTTCTATAAAAATATCGTCCGTGCCGGAACCTGTCGCGCCACCACCAACAGAACCCCATGCGGAGCCGTTATAACCTTCAAACTTATTGAGCGTGGTGTTGAAGCGGAAAAGACCTGTTGCCGCTGTAGGGCGCTGTGCGGTCGTTCCAGCCGCAATATTGGCCGCGCCTATATTACCACCCGTGAGCGCAACAAAGGCCGTTGCATCTACAGAAATCGTAGTACTACCAAGCGCAATGCCCGTGCCGGGAGCAATCTCTTCCGTCGCACCAGTGCCCGCAGTCGTGCGCCCCAGCAACCGATTGGTCGCTTGGGTTAAAACATGTTCATCGTTCCAGTCGGACGGCTGGACAATCGTATTGTCCGGGCCGTCTGTCTTGGCAGACTGAAAAAGATGCTTGAGAGAGATTGCCATGCGGCCCGCCTATTAGGTGAGCGTGATGTCGAGGTCGCCGGTCGGGATGCGGAAAACGTCGCCCGATGCAATCGTCTTGCTGGAAGCAAGGTTGCCGTAAGCTAGAAGATTACCGGATGTAAGCGCGTCGAATACACCGACTGCCACGACCGTACCCCATGCGCCCGTAGCAACCGGCCATTCGACCGCAGAGGTGTTCGTGGCAAGGTTGCCCGAAACAGTGAACGCGCAAGACTGTCGTACATACGAGCCGCCCGAAACCTCAGTACCGCCGCCTGCATCCGTCGGGGCAACAGTGTAGAGTGCGATATACAATGTCGCAGGTGCGGTGTAAGCAGTGCCACCAAAAACGTGGGCGAGAACTTTGTTCTCAAGATAATCGCTGAACGAACTCATCCGAATGTCCTCCGGGTCGCGTTAAGTTTGCCTTCTGGGAACTGCGCCCGTTCAGCTTCAAGTTGCATGGCTTCCATCGCTTGGCCCATCGCAGTGGCCCATAGCCCAACACGCTCATCGTCTTTCAGATACGGAGCGGCCTGCATCAGCGACGTGTACAAGTATAGATCCGGCGATTTAGTCAGCAGCCAGTTAGTTGGATTGCCGCCAGAAAGCGCAGGGATCTTGCCGTAATAGGTCAGTTCCAATGTGACTTCGCCGTTCGGCTGCGGAGCCAAACGGAAATTGCCGTCAACAATGGAATAGTAGCGTGAGGTATTCGAGAGATTAGGGTTGCCATTGAGTTCGTTCAGCCGCTGGATGGAAACAAACTCGCACTTGCCATGATAGTTCGTGGGCGAAGTAAGACGGAGTGAAATGGTCTGGAGATGGTCGGCGGGCACAGCGAAGTACCCGTCCGACACCGTTGCAGTGGCGACCTTGACCATCTGCGCCACACGCAATTCCCGGTTGAACCGGGCTTCGGACAAAGCAATGAAATCGGGCACGACCGCTGTCAGGTC